CTATAACAAGTCAGCCCGGTTTGCATTGTTATAGGGTCTACCGGGCCGCCCACAACGCATGGTCGACTGGTCCTCTCCAAGGCAGACTACTCCAATGACTGATCGGTCCACTATGTGACGACTAGTTGTTCATATTACACCTCCTACCTGTTACTTGAAGTCAGGTTCATTATGTACCGCGTAACCGATATCTGACAGGAACGCTCTGATCACGAACAGATCTTCTATGGTCCAACCGTCATGACCTTGATGACTACTCTCAGTAATAGTCATGCTCAGTAGATGACTGTTATGATCCTTGAGACCGTACAAGACTCTGTCCGGATCGGACTCATGTAAGACCAGCCATAATACGGACGCGTCATCGTCCTCTAGGTCATACCGTTCTTGTAACTGTTCTTTTGACATAGCATCATGTGCATCATAGTCAAAATCCATGTCGGACTCGTAGTCAAACATGACTTGAACAGCACGAGAACGACTTGTATCACTGTATGTGCTACTATTCATGTCGTACCTCCTGGTTTTATAATATAAACGGTTTTATTTATATTATAATTATATTATATAGTAGTCCTTAGCCTGGTATCAATAGGCCTTCTTAAAATAAAACTGGGCTGCTTGCTAGGGCGCCAGGGTGGGCCGGAGTACAAGTTCGCATAGTATGACGTGACTGGGCCGATGGAACATGTAGGCATAGTAGGGCCGCCCAGCCCTCGGGGGACAGGTTATCAATTAGACATGTAGAGAGGCCCTATGACAGGCCTCTCATTGTACCGATCTAGTCGCCTAGAACGTTTCGGACGGGGTCTTGACCGGGGTCAATTGCACGTTCCGGACATGTTGGTACCGGATAGACCGATTCAGACCGTTCTTTCTGATCTGGGTCACTATTTCTGACCTGGTAAGACCGCGGGCGGTCAAGTACCGGATCTGAGTAGAGACCTTGCTAAAGGACAAGAAGACCTTCTCTTGGTCTTTTGACAAGGATGACTTGGTTGTAGAACTGGTCATAACGACCTCCTGGTTAAATAAATAGTACCATTACTATTTATAATTTATATTATATAGTAGTCCCCGGACCGAAATCAATAGGCGCCCATATAAATAACACCGGTCAGCATGATCATGCGCCAGGACTAGCCCTGGTGTTAGGGATCTGGGCAACGTGTAGGACCTGCAGGGTGACTAGGCCGCCCGTAGCAACTGGGATTACCGGTCCTATCTTTGTAAAGACGTCGCCGAGGTTAGGGCCTTCGGTTAAGTGTTACCGATTACCTTTGTTTGGTTATCTCATAGCTCCTACTTAGGAACTATGAGAGTAACTGGACGGTACTCCTTACGTTTTGGTGTAGGTCGTACCGTCTTGAGTAACTGGCTGTGCCCTTGTCCATAGTACTCACTATTGAACTTGGTTTGTTGTTCCAACTCGTAATCTGAGATGGCTTGTTCTACTTTAGGATTTAACATTTTCTTGCTCCAATGTAGGAGGAGACCCTTTCGGGCCTCCTCCATTGTATCAAGGCACCTTCCTAAAACTTTTCGGAAGGATTCTTGATTGGCGTTACTTGGACATTCCTCACATGTTGGTACCGTATGGAACGATTCAATCCGTTTTTCCGGATCTGGGTAACGATTTGAGACCTCGTGAAATCCAATGAGGTCAGATAACGTATCTGGGTAGATACGCGCGTGAAGGACTTGTAAAGCGCCTCCTGCTTCGGGTTTAGTTTGGCCATATGGCCCTCCTAAATCCGGCCACGTGGTTATTGGGAGGATTCCCAATATATGGCCACGTGGACCTGGATAAGTAACCCAGTACCCGCGACTGGGCTTGGTAATCGTATTTGTATATTTATTTAACATAATATATTATATAATACATCATATTAAATTTTTATTAAATAAACATTAAATTTTCATTAAATTATAAAAATATAATTTTAATTTCCTTATATTAATCAACGAGTTCACTGCTATCAACGGTTAGGAAAATTTTTTATAATTTTGCATAACTTATGGCCGGGCATGCCCTAATATCATTGTCAGACTTGACGGAACTAATGTTTCTATGTTATAATAGATATATGGATGCAATCACAAACACAGACGCAAGCGCAAACCCAAACATACAAGTGGAAGCGATCCGTGTACTCACACGCGAGATCCCTACCAATGAGTTTGGGATGCCTACAGGCGTGTATCGCACAGACTTGCTCCCATTTCACAATTATGTGCCAAATCACCACAACCACCACGTAGACGTAGACGTAGACGTAGACCTTAATACAGAAGAGGGCGTAGAGCACAGGGCCTTGGCACTCCCACCAGAACAACAAGAGCCACAACCACAGGAGTATCGGATTGCTGGGTTCCTATCAAAGGAGCTCCATGGTGCGTTCATCCCACTCCAATTTGATGAAGGTTTCCCAGCATTCAACAATGGGCTTCCATTCTGGAGCCGCTTCGACTTCGAGCCCTCAGATGCGTTTGAAGCATTCCAACGTTACACACAAATGAACCTTGGGCGTCTCGCTACTAGTTCTGAGGAAGAATACGATGGTAAAGCAGCTAGTGGTACAAGGAGTCTCTCTACTCTTGTAGCAGAAATGTATCCAGACACTCAAGTCCTTGATATGGTGGCACAATACCAAGAATATTACCATCTGTACTATTGGGGGATGCGTGCTCATGCATATGATCTCTATCGTGTGGCACAATTCCGCAAGCAGCAAGAACATCGTGCAGTAGAGTCTCAAGATGAGCATTATGTCCTCTCGCGGCGTCTTCGACATAAGCTAATGTCATATTTCGAGAATGACGAAGACTTTATGGACATGATGACACCTAAAGTCGCCTTGGATATGCTCAAGACGCTTGTAGGCATTGAGCGTGTCTCCGCAGGTATTCCAGCAGGTGGCCCTGTAAACGAGAATACAACAGATGCTAGTGGCAAGCCTTTCGAGATGGTCCTACGCACTGTATCCAATTCGAATCGTCGTGATGACCATGCCACAGTTAATGAAGAGGGCGAGATCCTCGATCGTGCACTCAAGAGCCCAGAAGCAGTAGAGTTACTACAAGAACTGATCATTCGCCATGGATAGTACACACGATAGGAGATTAACATGATAGGGCCAATCATTCGCAACTATGATAAGCGCCTCTATAAGAAGTGTATCAAGTGTCGTGCATGGAAACCTCGCAAGACACTTACACATCCAGACAATGAGGATATAGAAATTAAGAAGGGTTTTGGGAACCATAAGGATTCAAGTGATGGTCTTCAATCAATCTGTTACATGTGCAAAAATGTCATGAACAATAAAGCACGCTCACGTAATGTGACTGCACGTATACGCCACCACACAGGAACAAGGTGCTTGACACAACTGGGAAAAGAGCATACTCCGAAGAACTTCGTTGCAAATCTCGAAGACTACCTTGGCTATAAGATTTCCACGCTTGTCAAGCACCTCTCTAAAGACCTTAAGGAGCGCGAAGGGCCTAAGCGCAAGCTCCGAGATGCCCTCAATGAAGGATATCACATTGACCATGTCCATCCACTATCTAAGTTCCTTGTGATTGTAGATGGTAATGCAGGCACACTCGCCTACGTTGATTGGGATGCGTTCCGAGAATGTTGGGCAATCAAGAACCTCTCCGCAATCCCAGCAGCAGACAATCTAGCTAAGGGAGCAACTGTATTATGAGCAGCCACCTACCTAAGAAGAAAGGCAAGCGCGGCAAAGGCAAGAAGAAGTAACACCATGCATCACACAAGGTTTAGGGCACCGACACTCTAACCAGAACCATATAGGAGTAAATCATGAGAATACTAGCACTCATACTGGCAATACTATTTTCTATTGCCACATTTGATACACAAGCCCAATTATACTTTGATCCCGAGCGAAATGGGGAGGGTATCTCTGTGACACAGGAAGGTGATACATTTACAACTATTGTGTTCACATATGGCGCTTTGACGTGCGATGGGATCATCGAACCAGTTGTGAGTCCATCATTACCGCAAGATGACTGTGACTTGGGGGCACAAAGGTGGTTCATTGGGACCAACGATATCAATGAGGATGGGACCGCAATTATAGGAGAGCTACTTGTGACTTCCTCTCCAACATATCCGGATGCAATCAGTGGGAATCTCAGTGTATCGGAAGTGGTAGGAGAGTACACTATGCTTCGTTCAGGTGAAGGTTGGTTTTTCTTTGTTGATCGTGCAACAGGCTCACCACTAACAGTCGAAGACCCTCTATATGAGGGGTTCTTCGACTTTACGACACGCTTGTTCGGACAACCTCCGAACTAAACGTTCAGGCCCACACACTATGCACTGCACATCCTTGAAGGGCATCAGCACTCTAACCAGATGAACATACAATCATCAACGCCCTCTGATCTGTTCCAGGATCATGAATCTTCTAAGTTGTTAGAACTGAGTCATAGTGATAGGCAACGCCTCGAAGCCACCCTCAAGGAAGGGTGGCGTTTGACTCCTGCAACACTCGCATCAAAGATTACACATGGGCGTTGGATAGCAGCAAAGCATCTTCTGCACATCTCAACGATCGTGGCCACTGAGATTGCTAAGGGTAACGCGAGGATCATCCTCACAATGCCCTTCCGTCATGGTAAGAGTGAGTTCCTTAGTGTTAACACACCTATTTGGTTCCTCGAGAAGTGGCCTGAACGCTATGTAATGAACTTAACATATGGCCTCGAATTGGCCACGGACTTTTCTCTCAAAGTCCGTGAGACATTCCAGGATGAAGACAACCACCATCTCCTGCGTACTCGGATCAGTCGCAAAAAACAAAGAGTTGATAGATTCCTCACAACAATGGGAGGTGGCCTTACTGCTGCGGGTATTGGTGGGCCGATCGTTGGCCGTGGCGGTGACTTGATACTCTTGGATGACTATATAAAGAATGCAGAAGATGCGATGAACCCCGCACATCATAAGAAGACATTCGAATGGTTTAAGTCCACTGCTTACACAAGGCTCGAACCTAACGCATCAATGGTTATCCTCGCAACTCGATGGGCACAAAAAGATTTGATTGGTCTACTGCTAACCGAACTTGCCCACGAGAACTGGATCCTCATCAACCTCCCAATGCACGCAATGGTCAATGACCCCTTAGGGCGAGAGCTGGGTGAAGTCTTGTGGCGCGAACGTTATGATGAAGTTGCATGCGAACGCATCAAGAAGACTCTTGGACCATTCTGGTATGCCGCTCAGTGCCAACAAGATCCACCCGCTTCAATGGCTGGCCAAGACCTTGGGGACAAACTCAAAATCATTAATAAGTCGGAACTGCCTCCAGTTAGTCAACTCAAAACACTACGTGTATGGGATTTAGCTGCTACTAAGGGCGATGGGGACTTTACAGCAGGTATGAAGATCTCTCGTCAGAAGGATACAGGCAAGATCTTCATTGAGGATCTCAAGCATGATCAATGGTCATCTAAGGAGAATAAGGATAACGTAAAAGCATGCGCAGATGCTGATGGCCACGGTGTTAAAGTCTGGATGGAGCAAGAACCAGGGTCCAGTGGCAAAACCGTAATTACGGACTATGAAGATCTTCTCAAAGGCTATAGCTTCCGAGGCGAAAAAGCTACGGGGCCAATTGAAGTACGCTTTTCACCTGCTGCCGCCGCAATAGGTCAAGGAATTGTGTATATGGTCGACGATGAAGTAACCCAAGCGGATATTACAATGGGCCGAAGAAGTTGGAACGAGTCTTTACGTATTGAAGCAAATGAGTTTCCTGATGGCGAGAATGATGATATTATAACCACTCTTGCATTAGGATACAATAAATTGGTGCTGGGGTTGTCTGGGGCATTGACTTGGGGGCGCGATACAGTTAGGGACAACGTAGTCCCATTTAGGCCAAGACGTGTTATAACACCTGAGATGGACAAGAACACGCCAAGACGCAGCCTTACATGGTAACAATATACGATCATAGGAGAATATAATGGCAGAGAAGCAAGAAGGGCTTGCAACACGTACAATTGGTGAAAAGGTTGAGGAGGAACAACTCAGCATGAACCAAATGCGTACCCTTAGTGGGTTGATTAACCGTTTGCAATTAGCGAGTCTTGCTGGGAAGCAATTTGGAGGTAAAAGAGACCTCTACGAGGTATTCGGCTATGAAAAGAGCCCAACAACAGATCAGTATCTCGCGAAGTATTCCCGTCAAGATATCGCGTCACGCATTATTGACGCACCTCCTGGGGCCACATGGAGTAATCCACCCATAGTCACAGATAATGATACCTTTGACACTGCATGGCAGGAGTTAGTAAAATCCGTCAAGTTATGGGGGGCATTATATCGCGCTGACAGACTCAGTCGCTTGAATCCATTCTCAATCCTGCTCTTTGGTTTTGATGATGGTGCTTCCCTAGAAACGCCTCTGCGAGCCAAGGTAAGCAATCTCCTATATGTGAGAGCTATGGGCAGTAGACAAGTGGATGAGCTAACCTTCAATAGTGACACGCAAAGTCCGCGATTCGGCTTGCCTGAGTTATATTCAATCAAATTTGATGACCCTGCAACCAAGAGTTCGTCAAGTGGTACAGTCATTGTAAAAGGCATCAAAGACATCAAAGTCCATTGGTCGCGCATTGTACATATCGTTGAGAACCCCTTAGAGGATACAGTCTTTGGTATCCCCATTATGGAGAAGGTATTCAATTTGCTTGATGATCTCCTGAAAGTCTCGGGGGGCACCGCTGAGATGTTCTGGCTTTCGGGACGTGGTGGTCTCCAAGCGGATATCGACAAAGAGATGGATGTAGATCCAGCGGATGCAGCAGCGTTGGCGGATGAGATAGATGAGTTCATGCATCAACTCAGGCGATTTATCAAGACTCGTGGGGTCACATTGAAGCCTCTAGAACATGCAGTGCCATCCCCAAAGGATGTCTTTGAAGTGATTATGGCCCTCATTTCTGGTACCACTGGGATCCCACGTCGTATCCTCTTAGGCTCGGAGGCAGGGCAACTTGCAAGCGAGCAGGATAGAGCGAATTGGGCAGAGCGTATAACCGAAAGACGGCGTCTCTTTGCACATCCAGACATCTTGGTCCCTACTGTCGAGCTACTCCAGAACGTTACACTCCTGCCAGCGGGGGACATTGAGTGGGATTGGCCAAGTGCGTTCATTCAGAACCCACTAGAGGAAGGCCAAACAATGGCGCAAATCGCTCGCGCAGCAGGGAATCTCTCTAGGCAAACAGGGTCTAGTACCCCAATGCAATTGCTCAGTGAGGAGGAAAATCGTGGTGTGTTGGGCTTCAAAGGCACAATCCCAGACAACGAGCGCTTTGTCCCTCCAACTCAGGACTCAGCCCAGGACCTCGACACTCCCACCAGAGAGGAGATTAAGAAAAAGATCGAAGAAGAGGAAGAGGACGAATAAGGATCCGTTGATCTTCACTCAAATAGTCAGTATAATATAGATCTAGCTATTGAACATAGCTACTTGCAATATACCAGCATAGGAGAACGCAACATGAGTAATTCAGTGGCCGTTCAAAAAGCACGCAAGAAGATGCAACTAGATCGACTTGCAATGAAGGGCAAAAGGGGGTATGCAGAATATTACGCCAACATGCCCTATCAAAAGGAGCGAGCACGGCAGAATGCAGTGCTTAGAGGGAATAAGCAGACCCTTAAGGATGCTATTGAAGCCCTAGAAATCGCCACTATTACAGGTGAAGGACTACAAGCAGCCAAAGAGGCGCATGCTATCGCGGTCCGCGTTGTCGAAATATCAACACCAAGCAGGCCCGGCGAACGTGCCACTGCTGGTCTCACAGGAGCATAAGTCATGAGTGCCACAAACCTATTTGAAGATGACCTGCTTGACTTGATGTTCACTAATGTCGCTGCACCGAATGTTGGTGATGCACCTGGCTTACCTCCATCTGTTGGTGCGGGTACGTGGACCATTGCATTGCACACAGGTAATACAATCGATGATACTTCAACAGTGCAGACACAAGCGATTGCAGCCTACACAGGGTACGCTAATCAGACTGTCGTTAGATCAGTTGCGGGTTGGACTGTTGCGAGTGGAACAGTCACCAATGATGCGTTGATCACATTCCCAATCTCCACGAGTGGTCCGGAGACTGAAACTGACGTGAGTCTTGGCAGCTTTGGTGGTGTGATGCAGATCTTCTCCACACTGGATGCGGATTTGGTTGTCAATAGCGGCGTGACTCCGGAGTTTGCGATCTCAGCACTCGCTATCTCATTGGATTAACCTCCATGGGTGTCCCGGTTTTAACGAAGAAGACTTGTGCTTCTGCGACTAAGTATGATATGGTAGGGCTCAAATTCGGGCCCTATCAATTCTTGCTTTATTATCAGGACGCCTTCAAGATTGCTGCAGGTGTTCTCCAGAGCGCCAAACTCGCTGCGGGGTACGAGGGTATCCATCCAAGCAAGTGGTCTGAGTTTGTTGATGCAACTCAGCAAGATCCTCTAGAACCCTTGAACCCCGAATACCGCCGATCAAGACACAGACCAAACTTTACTACATGGCAGGTTGCTTTTGAAAGGAATCTTGTTATTCTGACCTTTGATCAGCAAAAGGTCTATATGCATTATAGTGATGCATTTGCGATCTATGGCCTAATTCGTCTTGCAGCCAAGAACTCCAAGAGATGGGCAGGGGATACGAGTAGACAATGGACAACACGTGCACATCTGGTGGATGCCGAAGAGAATGATAAAATAGTGTATGCTTAGGAAACTTAAATGGCAGTCATTTTCCGCACACAAACTGGCGATGTTGGAATAGGTAATTTCACCCCAAGTAAACCTGCCGGCGTAGTAACTGATGATTTTCTTGTACTGCACATCTGTTATGAAAAAGGTAGCAGTGTCAATTTTGGGGGTAGTGGCGCATCTCAATGGACTGAAATAAATCGCAGTGACCAATCTACTAATATCGGTTCTACTGTATTATGGCGTAAGGAAAATGGGATCACTTTCGCTCAGTTTAATCTTTCTGGGGCCCCCAAGTTTACATGGACTGTAGCACGTTATGATGGTCAGGATTTAACTACTCCAATTGACGTTAGTGCTGGAGCCAGTTCTCCAGATGCCAATGATCCTGATCCGCCGAGTGTTGATCCCACAATTTCGGATGGGCTAGCTATTGCTACATGCGGGAATAAAAGCACACCAACTGGCACTCCACCAAGTGGTTATACAGAACGGTGGGATAGGGCTAATACTGCTGATGGCCTTTCATGGACATTTGGTTGTGAGAAACAACTGACCGTAGATACAGTCGAAGACCCGGGAAACATTATATCGAGTGATGATTCAGAATGGGCAGCAAATACGTTTGTTGTAAAACCAGCAATTGCAGGTGAGAGCCTATTATTCTCGCATGCTGATAAACATAGGCATATTTTGGTAAGATAATGGCAGTCACAATTAATAATCTTTGGGGTGCTGAAACTGGTGGTATGGATGAGGCCAGTGCATTTTCAGGTGCAAGTGCCTCGACTGTACAAGTTCATTCTGGTACATACAGTTACACCTTTACTCCAGTTACAGATACAGCAAGTTTTGAACCATTTGAAGTTGTTGCTGATGCGGGAGTTAATTGTGTCTTAGGATTTTGGTTTCGTACTCCACCAGATACAACAACTAGCAATATTCTATGTGAGCTCGGTGATGGTACAAATTTTGACTTTAATCTGAGGTTTAATGCTGGAGTTGGAACGTTGGTACTCCGAGACTCGGCAGCCTCTGTCGCAATAACCTCGTCTGCGTTATCTGTGAGCACTTGGTACTTTATTGAGGTTTATGTCGAACGATTGGATAGTGGGGGAGCAGAACTATTCATTAATGGGATCTCAGAGGGTACCGCAAGTGCTAAAGACTTCAATGCAGTAACTGGCACTCCAGTCGTAAAATTCCTGGGTACGAATAATGGAGCTCAATACATCGATGACATTTATTTTATGTCGGATGCAGCGGATGCCTCTTCACGACTTGGAGGCTGTGAGCTTTTTAGTTACAGATCATCGATAGCTAGTGCTGTCCCTGATACTGGTGATAACTTATCTAGTGGCATATGGTCAAATGCTCAACAAATCCCATTTAATGACACAAACGTATCACGATACATAGACACGATAGCTCAAGCGGGACATATCATCACGGATGATATAGGAGGATCATCAGGTGGTGGTCCAAGTGGTGACACTAATATCGATGGGACAATAAAGGCAATCAAAGGAATGTGGAGAGCAAGACGTGACAATGGATCTGCAACTGATCATTTTGGGTTACTTGGGAATGATGGTGACGGTGTCACTCGAACACCTGTGTTGGGGCTGACTAATACCCCAACATTATATACGATGGTATCAGAGCTGGCCACTATTGTACCCACAGACGCAGAATTCTGTCGTATAGGTATTGAAAAGACTTCTGGTGGTCGTTTATTTAATTGCTTTGACATGCTTGCAGTTATCCTACATGTCCCCGCACCATCGGTGACTCCACCAAGCTTGATTTACAAGCATAATCAGGCATTTCAACATTTAATATCAAGGTAATGCACTACGCACTAATTCAAAGAGGTAAACGTTATGGGTAGAATATACACAGCAGCATTTGATGGGCAGGCAGAAACAGTCCAAGTCGACTTAATTGAGATCGCAGCAGGTGCATCTGATTGCATCTTTATCCACGAGATTGGCATCAGTCAATTATTGGAAGTCAAAGATGCAGAAGAAGAGATGTTGCTCTTACAATTGAAATCCGGACAGACAACTACAGGTTCTGGTGGTAATACTACTAGTATTGTTCCTCAATTATTGGGGGATGTAGCTTCCGGGGCTACAGTTAAGGATACTAATACAACTAAGGCTATCACAGGCACGATTGTCAAGCATTACAGCTGGAATTGGAACATACGAGTTCCCTTCCAGATGATTTGGACTCCTGAAACTCGTCCATTCTTGATCCCAAGTAGGCGTATGACTTTAGAGCTCGCAACTACTCCTGGTGATAGTATCACATTTGGCGGTTATATCGTATTTGAAGAGCTCGGATAGTAGTAGTAGTAGTAATGGGTATCTTTCGTCATCGTGGGAGGTTTGTAAGTCCCAATCCTAACAGACATCTAGCCATGATGACTGTTGAACTTCCTGGGGCCATATCGGCAGCGCCGAGCTTGATTATAAGTGCGACTGCCGATCTATTGGCTCAAGGCAAATTAGATGCCCCACCAGCACTGGTATTAAGTGCGACAGCCGACCTAAAGGGTGGGGGTAAGCTAGATGCCACCACCTCATTAGCATTCACACTCACAGCCGATCTAAAAGCGTTGATGTTAATTGATGCGTCACCACTCCTCTTATTTGGAGGGGCCGCCGAACTCATAGGTGACGGCAAGCTGGGTGCTGCCGCAGCAATCCTATTTACTGCGACTGCCGATTTAAACGCTCGAGGAAAGCTAGATTCCACACTCCCAATAATATTTAGTGCTACTGCTGATCTTAAAGGCGAAGGCAAACTTGACGCTGGTCCTGCTCTCTCTTTTAGCACTGCCGCCGACCTAGAAGGTCAGGGTAAGCTCGATGCATCGCCTGCATTAGTACTCTCAGCTACAGCGGATCTTGAAGCTCTTGGAAAACTTAACGCCCCTCCTGCCCTCATATTTAGTGCTACAGCAGATCTAGTCGACGTTACGGGTGTATCTCCCATAACGGCCACAGCACCCTTAGTACTTAGTGCTACTGCAGACTTAAAAGGGAATGGGAAACTTGACGCCTCCACATCCCTAATATTAAGTGCAACAGCCAATCTCAAAGGTGCGGGTAAGCTTGATGCATCGCCTAACCTCTTGTTTAGTGCTACAGCTGACCTTAAAGGTGGTGGGAAACTTGATGCTGCCCCCACAATAATATTTAGTGCTGCTGCCAACCTAAATGCCCTCGGGAAATTAGATGCACTGCCCAACCTCATATTTAGTGCTACTGCCGATCTTAAAGATGCAAGCACGGATGCGATATCAGCCATACCATCACTAATATTTACTGCTGCCGCAGACCTCAAGGCCCAAGGCAAGCTCGATGCAACTCCTACACTCCTATTTGCAGCGACTGCCGATCTGAATGCTCGCGGGGCACTAGATGCAGCAGCAGCAATCTCATTTACACAAACTGCCGATCTAAATGCACGAGGTAAGCTTGATGCACTATCCAGCCTCATATTTAGTGCAACTGCTAACTTAGACGCACTTGGCAAGTTGAATGCCACTGCACTTTTACTATTCTCTACTACCGCCAACCTTCAAGGCGATGGGAAGCTTAATGCCACCCCCACGTTAGTACTTAGTGCTACAGCAGATCTAAAGGATGAAGCATCAGGACAAGTATCCGCAGCACCCACTCTATTAATAACAGTCGCGGCGGATCTAAAAGGTAATGGTGTACTTAGTGCAACGCTTCCAATGACATTTAGTGCTACTGCCGATCTTAAAAGTATTGGTAAGTTGCAAGTATCTGCAGCACCAACAATGCTCATAGCAGCTACTGCGGATCTCAAGAGTACAGGCAAATTGGATGCAACAACATCAATAATCTTCAGTGTTAATGCAGCACTCTTGAGTCGTGGTAAGCTAGATGCATCACCAACACTTGCAATTACAGTACCCACAGCAAACCTTAGGGGTCGTGGCGCATTGAATGCATCACCAGCACTCGCGTTTACAAACACAGCTGATCTTAAAGGCAAAGGAGCCTTATCAGCATCCCCACCAATGCTATTTGGTGGCAGTGCGATCTTGATAGATAAGAATGCACCAACCTTCATTAATATAGATATCACAGCGGCTATTCGTGAAATAGCTATAACATGCGTAGAGCGTGAAATCACGATCAGCGCTAAGGATTAGGAACTATTATGGCTAATACAGTAAAGGAAAAAAGCCCCCTCTTTATGTTACTTGGATTCAAGGACGAACTTGGTGCCCCTTTAATTCCAAATACCGTAGAGTGGCGTTTAGATGATAGGGAATTGGATTCTGAAATTGTTCCGTGGACAGCACTTCCAACCCCAGCGGCTAATATGACAATGATAATCCCAGGAACGAACAACACCATCGTAACGGAGACTAATATCCGTGAAAGACGAACCTTCGGGCTCCGTTTGAACAGTGGTCTCCCGGCAGAGGCTCATGATCAATTTCATTATCATGTCCTTAATCTATTTGGCCCTAAGGGAGTATAGCAACATGTTTAGTTTTGGTGCGGGCAGCAATAAAAAGCTCTTAACAGTACGTTTCGATCTCCGTGACGTCGTTCGCCAAGTTATGGCGCTACAAGTGTATGACTTCACTATTGTGCATGGCTATCGTGGGGAAGAAGTACAGAACCAAGCCTTCCTTTCGGGGGCCTCTACAAAGCAATGGCCAGACTCACAGCACAATACCACAGATTCAGATGGGGATCCTTCCTCTAATGCTGTGGACTTTGCTCCTTGGTGCATGCTTCCTGGTGGACATATGGGCATTCCATGGGACGACACACATGCATTCGCAGTCCTTGGTGGGATGTTTATAGCAGTAGGTGCAACATATGGCACTCTTATTCGATATGGCGGGGATTGGGATATGGATGGCAAGACTACGGACCAAAGGCTTATGGATTGGGGGCATATTGAAGTAGTAAACCGATAGGCAGCAATACAGGAGAATATCATGGAACGACCATCATCAACAATTACAGCAGCAACACTCGCAGGTATGGGAGTGTCTGTTATATGGGAATTGGTTGCAACATTCACGACCGTTGCACTCTCACCAGGAATTATTGCATCGAGTGTGGTCTTCACAGTAGCACTCGCGGGGTATTTCAAGAAAGAAAATGTCCTATCTCTTAAGGATGATGACGAATGAGTATGTGGACACGATTCAAAGCCCTTGGGTGGGTCATCACGATTGGCACAATACTCACGGCCGTCCTATTTGCCCTCGCGGGAGCTCGTAGTATTAAGAAGAGCAACAACGCGAAACGCAAAGTGGATAAGGCGATTGAACTTCAGAATACAGGCATCTCGAAGCACATCACTGAAAGCAAAAAGCTTCTTAGTAGTGCCTCCAAGGATAAGTTAGTCGCTGCAGCAGCGCAAAAGACTATGGAACAACAACTTGAAAAGTTAGGAGAATCAAATGCGGATATTGACGCTATTGCTGATCGCTTTAACTCTCGGCGCCTGCGCAAGTCAGGATAGGAGACCACCCCCAGATTGGGGATCCATTAAAATCGAAGCTGTTCCTATCACTGATCCTGCAGTGTTACCTCCTATGTGTGAAATAGAGGTGGTTACCTTATCAAATGGGAGTCGAGTAGGTACATGGACAACGGCTTGCTGGAATGCTCTTGAGGCATACGAAATTGTTGCAGAAGCCAACACGGAGATTGCACAAGCCAACGCTAATGCACTACGCAAAACAGAAGGCGGTTACAACTCCCTTGTGAAGGCTGGTGAGATGCAACAACAACTAACTGAGTTCTATGACGATCTCCTAAAGGAAGAGAAACAACAACATTGGTTGGATAACATGATCCATCGTGTAATCATAGCGCTTGGTTTGGTAGCGGCAGCATTATGAGCTTCTTCCAAACATACAAGAAGTCTATCGTTGGAGGTATCATTACAGTCATACTCGCCACAGGCATACCCACAATCGTTTGGTTCCATAATGCTTATGCTGATGACAGATATGTCCAGAAGAAGGAGGACATACGCAATCAAATACAACAGATTGATCATGCTCTCTTCGAGATTGATCAAGAAATCTCCTTTGCGACAAACCCACGTGATAAGGCTAAATACGAGGCGCGAAGGGCCTATTATAAACGACAGAAGGAAGCGCTTAGACTAAGGCTTACTAGCCCCAACAAGAAGTAACCAGGAGATCGTTATGACTATAGACATAGCATACCTTGCAGGTAATACCATCATAATCCTGCTTGCGGGGTTTGGTGCCTACATGAAATTAAGAGATCGTATGACACGTATTGAGGTGCAAAATGAATTCCTTGTGGAAAGTTGCACTCTTCGAGAGGAGAGTCATAGAACCTTACGTGAAAAAGTAGATGGCATTAGCAGGCATGTTATAGAAGTGGAAACACGACTGGATGAAAGAACGCAGAAATCTTGAGGGACCTGTTGATTTTTGCTTGACTAACCGTTATAATTAACATACTAGCGAAGGTTTCAATTATGCCACAGGAAAATACAAATGTAATCACACTCCCTCAAGTGCAACGCACCATGTTGTCCATCCAAGCTACTCCAGATATTGATGGTATCCGAACAGCCCAACTACATGAGCAAGATCACACTGTGATCCCATGCATTGCACTTGTTGAGGGTGTTCTGCAAGCAATTAATGCTCCTGCCCCCGAATTAGCCCTTGCAGAAGAGTTTGGTCGATTCCCAGATGGTTGGAATGGGAGACCTGTAGTTTTTGGTCACCCTCTAATTAATGGTGAGCCAGTATCTGCAGGTTCACCCGAAGCACTTGAAGGCAACGCATTCGGTCAATTATTCAACACCGCCCTCGATGGTAAAAAGCTCAAGACCGAAATCTGGATTAATGAATCACTTGTTGAAAGCCTTAGTGAGGATGCGCAGGCAGTAATCGAGAACTTAAAGAGCGGCGAGGGCATCGTGGAAGTCTCTACAGGTTTGTTCTTGATGCGAGAACCTGCTGATGGCGAGTTTGATGGTGAACACTTCGAAGCCATCTGGCGTAATATAGTCCCAGATCATCTTGCAGTGCTTCCTGAGGGGCTTGTCGGCGCATGTAGCGTGAAGGATGGAGCAGGTGCACCTCGTACGAATCAAATGTCGGGTGTTATGCGTGCAGCACAACTCAATCACGAAGCAACGCCCGCAGTGAGTCAAGAAGAGCAGCAAGGTATTTTCAAGCGTCTTCTCGAAGTAGCTGGTGGTCTCTTAAACTTCAGAGACAGCTCACAACACCTAAGCGACTCCGATTTACGTGCTGCACTTAATGTAGCACTTAAGGATGTAGAACCCGATAGGTTCTTCTTTATCCTCGCTGTACATTCTGGTACAGTCGACAAAGGTACCTTTGTGTACGAATTGGGCTTCGAGGGAACGTTGTTCCAGCGCACCTTTAATGTAACCAGTAGTGGTGTCATCAAGATTGGTACCGATGCCACTGCAGTACGTCCAGTAACCACATTTGTCCCGGTGGAAGTAACCACCAACAGTAGCACCCAGGAGAATGATATGAATGTAGAGGAACTCGTGAAT